CTAATGAATGTAGCAAAGTCTATTGGTGCTAACGTAGAGATGCAGGACAGGCTAGAGAAGTGGATCAAGTTAGAGGGTAGTGTTGCTCGTAACACAATCAAGAAGGCTAACGAGAAGGGTGCTATTGCTAGACGCTACGGCCTCACACACAAGATGAACAAGGATGGCTATGGTGACCTAGCTTGGACTAAGGAAGAGCGTATCCACGTAGGTCTGAGGCTCGTTGACTGCATCATCCAGAACACAGGCATCGTTAGGTTAGAGAAGCAGCATACAAGTAGGAACAAAACGACTACGTTCCTGAGGGCTACACCTATCACTGAGGAATGGGTAGCTGCCTTCAATGACCACATGTCCACCACTCGTCCACGTTGGTCACCATGTATCATAGTACCTAAGGACTGGACAGATGTTGAGGGTGGTGGATACTATGGAGAGTTCTTGGATAAACTACCAATCGTAAGAAGGGGATAAGATGATACACCACATGAACAAGCTACGAAAGCAGGACTTATCTCAAGAGTTTGCTTGTCTTAACACACTGCAACACACACCATGGCAGATCAACCAGCCTGTGTTAAGCATCGTTAGACAGGTGTGGAATAGTGGACAGGAGTGGGCAGGTCTACCAGCTAGGACAGACAGACCACTACTAGCCTACCCATTCAGCAAGGAACCATCAGAGATGAACGATGCTGAACGTGCAGAGTTTAAGAACTGGTCAAAGAAACGTAACGAAACCTATGCCTACAACAACAAGACAGTAAGCAAGCGCATCCAGATTGAGCGTACACTACAGACAGCAGAACGATACGCAAGGTATGATGAGTTCTACTATGTATGGCAGAATGATTTCAGGTCACGCAAGTATGCTAACAGTACGTTCATGTCACCTCAGTCTGCTGATTGGAGCAAGGGATTGCTAACATTCAAGCGAGGCAAGGCTATCAACAACTGGCATGATGCACGTTGGCTATGTATCCATGGTGCTAACCTGTATGGTAACGACAAGATCACACTAGACCAGCGCGAGGGCTGGGCGTGGGACAATGCAGATGAAGTCAAACGTGTAGCAGATAACCCATATGATAACACATGGTGGTTGGATGCTGACAAGCCATGGCAATTCCTTGGCTGGTGCATAGAGTTTGCTGGCCTAGTGAAGCAGGGCTGGGGGTATGTGTCGCACCTGCCTACGTCTGCTGATGGTAGCTGCAATGGACTACAACACCTGTCTGCTATCCTTCAGGATGCTAGGGGTGGTAAGGCTACCAACCTGATACCTGCTGACCTACCTCAAGATATCTACACTGAGGTAGCAGAGGGAGCAGCACAGTCTATTGGTAAGCTAGCTAATGAGGGTGACATTTTAGCCAAAAAAATTATGGAGTTTGGTATCAATCGCACACTCACCAAAAGACCAGTGATGATTGTCCCATACTCAGGCACACTACACGCATGTAAGGGCTACATCCATGAGGCTATACAGGATAGGATAGAGAAGGGAGAGCCTAACATCTTTGGTGATGACACGTTCAAGGCTAGTGTCCTGTTGTCTATCCATGTATGGGATGCTATCAATGGTGTGATTGAGTCAGCAAGACAGGTGATGGACTACGTTAAGGATGTTGGTGCAGTCTATGCACAGCACAACAAGCACATGGAATGGGTCACGCCTACTAACTGGCTGGTCATGCAGAACTACCATGACGTAGACAAGAAGCGTATCAAGACACACATCAATGGCAACCTGTTGCAGTTAGTATTCAACAGTGACGTTGAGAACACAGTGAGTAAGAAGCGTACTGCATCAGGGGCTAGCCCTAACTTCATTCACTCTATGGATGCAGCAGCTATGACTAAGACTATCAACAGTAGTAAGAGGGAAGGCATCAATGACTTTGCCATGGTGCATGACAGCTACGGCACACACAGTACTGACATGCCACGCCTGTCTCAGATACTACGCGAAGAGTTTGTAAAGATGTATACAGAACATGATGTGTTGACAGAGTTAAGACAACATGCTACTGTTGTACTAGGTACTGAAGATGTACCGCAACCACCAGCGAAGGGTACGCTAGACCTGAATAAGATACTGAACTCACAGTACTTTTTCGCATAGTTCTAAAGTGTACCTCTAGCCTAACTAACCATCGTAAGGAGTACGATATGATTATTAAAGGAACAGCAATGTGGGCTAAGGTCTTTGAACCAGACACTCGCTTTGTACCAGAAGGTGAATACTCAGCACAGGTTATTGTACCTGAGGCAGAAGCAGCAGAAGTTTGTGAACAGTTAGAGAAACTCATTGAGGTTGAGTTTGCCAAGGCTGTCAAGGAGAAGCCAGCACTCAAGGCTACCCTGTCCAAACGTCCAGTTGCAGAGCCACAGCTTGATGATGCTGGTGATCCAACAGGTAACGTGATCTTCAAGACTAAGCTGAAGGCTCGTATCAAAACCAAGGCAGGTGTAGTCAAGGAACAGAAGGTCTTTGTCTATGATGCCAAGAAGAACCTGATGCCTAGCTCAGTAGCAGTAGGCAATGGGTCAGTCATTAAGGTAGCAGTTGAACCATTCCCTTATGTGATGCAGTCAACCAAGCAGGTTGGTGTGTCGCTACGCCTCAAGGGTGTGCAGGTCATTGACTTGGTAGAGTATGGCAACCCTGCTGCCTCTATGTTTGACGAAGAGGATGGCTATGTAGCCTCAGCAGTAGCTAAGGATGACATGGCTGACAGCTTTGATGATGATGTGATGGTAGATGACGATGACCAAGGGGACTTTTGAGGCACGTGTCATCTCAGACCTTGATGAACGTGGCGTTCCATATGTATACGAGCCAGAGAAACTGGCCTACCATGTGGAGCGTCACTACATCCCTGACTTAGCTATCGGCAGTATGATTGTAGAACTCAAGGGTTATCTTAGACAGGATAGCCAGCGTAAGATGAAGGCAGTGAAGGCACAGTATCCAGAGTTGGATGTACGCTTTGTCTTTCAGAACGCTAGTGCTACAATTCAGGGTGCTAAGAAACGGAAGGATGGTACTAAGATGACATGTGGTGAGTGGGCAGACCGACAAGGTTTTGTCTGGGCAGAAGGAACTATACCTAAGGAGTGGCTAACATGAGTGTCATTGACATCAAAGAAGAATGGGTATCAGACGTAGACATGAACGCTGAGTTTGATATCAATGGACTAAGTGTATCAGTCTATGTAGATCAGCATGAACTAACACAGCATGTAAACTATTTTGACATGGCTCACGCTATGCTATCTGATGACATCAAGTATGATGATGAACTAATCATGGAGATAGTATACGGACTAGAGAACACTGCACAAACCTTGAGGAATGGGTTAGGTGGAAGAGAGTAGCGAACTCATTGGGCATGAAGCCTGTTTGAAATGTGGCAGTAGTGATGCCAATGCTTTCTATACTGATGGTCATCACTACTGTTTCTCTTGCAACACTTACACCCCACCAGAAGGAGAAGAGATGCAGACAGTAGTTAAGATGTTTGACTATGGCAATGACTTCTTAACACCAGAAGTTACTGACCTACCCAAGCGTAGGATTAACGAGAAGACTGCTAGGCATTGGGGTTATGGAGTGGCTGAGTACCATGGTAAGAAGGTACAGGTAGCCAGCTACTACAACAAGGAAGGTGATGTGGTAGCACAGAAGCTACGCTTTGCTAACAAAGACTTCAGTGTTATAGGTAGCCTCAAGGATGCTGGCCTGTATGGTCAACACCTATGCCGTGACAGTGGTAAGATGATTACCATTGTTGAGGGTGAGATAGATGCGCTAAGTGTTAGTCAAGTTTTTGACAACAAGTATAGTGTGGTATCCATACCCTCAGGTGCAGCCGGAGCAAAGAAAGCAATAGCCAAACAGATTGAATGGCTATGTGGATACGATAGCATTGTCCTAATGTTTGACAATGATGCAGTGGGTCAGGCTGCTGCAATAGAATGTGCTAAGATACTACCACCTGACAAGTGTAAGATCGCCAAGCTACCCCTCAAGGATGCTAGTGAGATGTTACAGAATGGTAGGACTGCTGAACTGATTGACGCAGTGTGGTCTGCTAAGACATACAGACCTGATGGTATCCTAGCTGGTACTGATGTGTGGGATATGATCATTGCTAATGATGATAAGGATTCGGTAGCCTACCCATACGCAGGACTACAAGAGAAGACAGGTGGTTGTCGTAAGGGTGAGATCGTTACAGTGACAGCAGGTAGTGGTATAGGTAAGAGCCAGTTGGCTAGAGAGTTTGCACATAGCTTCCTCAGTCATGGTCACACCATTGGATACATAGCATTAGAGGAGAACATCAAGCGTACCTCACTAGGTCTAATGTCCATTGAACTTAACAAGCCACTACACCTACGCAACCATGACGTACCAGAAGAAGAACTACGCCGTGCCTTTGATACAACAGTGGGATCAGGTAGAGTATTTCTGTATGACCATTGGGGTAGCACTGACAGTGAGAACCTATTGTCTAAGATTAGATACTTGGTTCGCAGTTGTGAGTGTGACTACATCATCCTTGACCACCTGAGTATTATTGTCTCAGGTCTAGAGGGTGGAGATGAACGCCGTATCATTGACAATACCATGACAGCCTTACGCTCACTGGTAGAGGAACTCAACTGTGGTATGGTACTAGTGTCTCACCTCAAGCGTCCGTCTGGTGACAGAGGACATGAGGATGGCGCACAGACTAGCATGTCACAGCTACGTGGTAGTGCTGCTATCGGTCAGCTAAGTGACATGGTGATAGGCATGGAAAGAAACCAACAGGATACTGACAGACCTAACGTCAGTAACATCAGGGTCTTGAAGAACAGATGGTCAGGCGATACAGGCATAGCGTGTAGTCTTGAATACATATCAGAGACTGGACGTATGAATGAGATAGCATGGCAAGAAGAAGAAGAAATAGAACCAGAGTTTTAATAGTGCGGAGACACAAATGAAATACATATGGGACATTGAAGCAGACAACTTACTTGATGAAGTAACTCAGGTATGGTGTCATGTCTTCAGAGATGTTGACACTGATGAGGTACACACCTTTGACCCAACACAGACGCAGGAAGCCTTAGCCTTTATGGATAAAGCAGCAACAATCATTGGTCATAATGTTATTGACTATGACCTGCGTGTGATGAAGAAGTTATATGACTACACCTACAAGGGTGAGGTCATTGACACGTTGGTATACTCTAGAACAATCTGGCCTCACCTCAAGGAGCTAGACTTCACATCATACAAGAAGAATAACTTCCCTTCTAAGATGATAGGCAGTCACTCACTCAAGGCATGGGGCATTAGACTAGGAGAATTAAAAGGTGATTTCAATAGTGGCAGCGAGAGCTTTGCAACATACACCCCTGAGATGCTGGACTATTGCATCCAAGATACCCAAGTCACTGCTAAGTTGTACGCCAAAATCATTGCAAAAAATTTTAGCAAAGCAGCGTTGGACTTAGAGACTAGGGTACATACTCTACTACTAGAGCAGGAAGAAACAGGCTTTGACTTTGACCTGAAGAAAGCACAGTCCCTTTACGCTGAGATAGCAGGACGTAAGGCTACCATTGAGCAACAGCTAGTGGATACCTTTGAGCCTACCATCGTGGAGTTAAAGACTAAGACTAAGACTATCCCCTTCAACCCTGCATCACGACAGCAGATTGCTG